TTGAGCTTGTACGCCTCCATCAGATCGACGACTTCATCTGAGAGGTCGGCGTCGAAGGACTCGTGGTCAGGGTTCAGCGTCGGGAATGCTGCTTCGACGCGCTCAAGGGCGGTGTTGAATCGCACGCGCTCGGTGGCCCGGATCTCTGCGGCCTGGATCTTCAGGTCGCCCTTGTACTCAGTGATCTGGCGCTCGGTATGACGAATCTTCTGCATCAGCGCGGCAGCCTTGTCGATCTCCCCGTCGCTCAAGAGCCGTGTGTGCTCTTTCTCCATGGTCAAGATCGAGTTCTCAGCAGCTGTGAGCTCAGCGTTCATGTCCGCGATCTGACCGCCCTGCTGGTACTTCGCCAGCTGACGCTCCAGGTCTGCGCGCTTCTCGCGCTCTTTCTCGAGGATCGCCTTGTGCCGAGACTCAGGGATGCGCGCCTCGCGCTTCTTCTCGTCTTTCTCGGCCTTCTCCTCTTTGTCGTCGTCTAACTCAGATGTTAGATCAGCGGCTACTTTTTCGGCGTCTGGGTGTTCTACCTCGGGCTTAGGTTCTGGGAGCACGTCGCCGCGTTTGAGGGCTTCGGTGTCGGGCTCGGGCAGGGTGGTGTCAGTGTCGGTCATAGTGTGTCGTGGTTAGGTGTTCGATCGTGGCGCGGGTCTCAACGCCGCCTGCGCCGCCTGTTGTTCCGCCTGGCGTCTGGCGTCCATGCGCTTTTGCGCCATGTCCTGCTGCTTGAGCATGAGCTCGTCCTGGCTCTGCTGTGCTTTCAGCGCGTGCTCGCGCTCGGCCAAAGACATCTTGTGCTGTGCCAGCTGCTCGTCGAGCGACATCTTGTGCTGAGCAGTCTGGGCCTTTACCTGGACCTCAGCCATCTTCGCCTGGGCACTGCCGTCGTCGGGCTCCCCGTTCTGGAGCACCTCGGTCTTGGCGAGAGTCTCCTGGGTCTTCGCGCCCTTGAGCTGGGCATCGGCTGCCTTCTGCTGGGCCTCGGCCTGGGTCTTGGCCAGCTCTGCCTGCATCCCAGCCTGCTGCAGCTGGGCCTGGGCCTGGGCCTCTGGGCTGTTCGCCATCGCCTGCATCTTCTGGATGATCTCCTTCTTGTGCTGCAGCCGGCTGGAGTCGATGAGCACCTCATCTGGAATCTGGATGCCGGCTTCACGCAGGGCCATGGCCTGCTCGAACTGGCTATCTTCGAGGGTTTCGCGCACGGGTATTGAGGTGACCACCACGTCGTACTCACCGAGTGTCAGGTCGTTGATGATCTCCTGGTATGGAGACCCCGGTGGCTCCATGCCGGTCTCCGGCTCGGGGTTCGGCTGGTTGATGGCGAAGGTCTCTGTGTCACCCGTGGTGTGGTCGTGGGTGATCGACATCAGACGCGGTTCGGTGTAAAACTCCTGAACAAGGTCAAGAATGTTCCGCGCCAAGATACCATCGGTGCGCACGAGGTTGTCCAGGGGCTTGACGAGATTCGTCGATCCAGCCTTCTGCTTCGCCTGGATGGCTTTCGCAGCGACATCAGCCCGATCCATCCCCTGCATCGAATCAGAGATGCCTGAAATCGTCTTGATCGACTCTTCGGCCTTGTAGCTGATTCGGTCCAGGCCCTGCGGCACCTGATTTGGAGCGATCTTCTGGACATCTTTGTCAGGGTCGCCGTTGACCTCGATAACCAGACCCGTTTGTGCACCTTTTTCCTCCAGTTCTTCCACTGTCATGTTTGTCAATGCGCCTGCGCGCACCTTGTAGCCGCTGTTCGCCGTGGTGTTCACCACGTGGAGCTCCTGGCTCGTGACCTTGTTCAGCAGCTCCTGGGGGCCGATGAGGTTCTCAACGAGCCCTATGGTGCGCCCACGACGGAAATGTGGGAAGTAGGGCACCACAGTGAAGTGTTTATACGGCGACCAGTCGTCATGGAGTACGACGTCGTCAGCAACGACCGTCCACCGGATACGACGTACGAGCTTGGGGACGACCTGTAAGCCATAGTTGTCGACGAAGAAGGCGATGCGGTCACGGTTGAACTCCTCTGGTACAGGGCGCATGTCGCCCGTCTGCGGGTCAAGGAAGTGTTTCTGCCGATCGATCTGGCGGTACTGCCGCTCGATGATCCGGATGTTCCTGACGGTCGTGGTGTCGCCGCCAGCTTCGGCGTAGGCCGTGTTCGTCGGGTCACCGAAGCGGTCCCGGTGCAGCATCATGCTGTCGAACGAGTAGGTGAGGCTTGAGCCCACTTTACTGCGCAGCTCGTCTGCGTCCTTCTGGCTGTAGAACACAGCGATGTCGTCAGCCGTGAGCCACTTGCTGATGAATACCTCGCTCCACTTGTCTGGATCGTACTCATCGCCGTCGGGGTCGACGATGACGTTCTTCGGGTTCAGGTTCGAGATCGACACCTCGCCCTGCATGCTGTCACCGTGGTCCAGGCGCACATCGAGGAAACCACGCCCGGTGATGACGCCATCGGCGAACATCTCTGAGCGCTTCCAGTCGAGCTGGCAGTTGTCGCTGATCTGCTTGTAGACCTTGTTCAGGACGTCGGCTGTATCCGGGTTCGAACCACCACGGGGACGGAACGAGATCTCAGCGCGGTTGTTGATCTGCTCACCCATCACGTTACTGACGGTGCTCAAGATCTTGTTTATCGTGAGCACCGGGCGCTGAACAGCCGCGAGCTTCGCCCGGTCTGCGGGCTCCCACTGATCACCGGCAAAGAAGCGCTCGCACTGGTCGGCCTTACGGACGAACTTCGCGTGCCCTACGTCTCGGCAATAGACGAATCGACGCCAGGTTTTTAGGGCGAGTTCTGCATTGACGGGCATGGTGAAGTCCTACTTGAGAAATTTGAGCTTGTAGATCGTCTGGGCCGTCAGCTCCTCGAGCTCGGCGAGGACGTTCAGCAGCGCCTGGCTACCGTGCTCATCCTCCCTCGCCTCAGCCTGCACCGCCGCGAGGTAGTGTTCGACGATGTCTAAGGGGTCGTTGTGGTCTGGGACGGTGGCTTTCGGGTACGTGGGTATTTTTCCCTCGAGCCCGGTATAAACCTCTGCGTACGTGTCTACGAGAGGAATCAGGGAATCGTAGAAGTCGCCCAGGGCCACGTGCTGGGCGTAAGAGCGGGTGCTGAGATGCGCGAGGTGTGCGGCGGTGCGCACGGCGAGGGAGTAGGCGATGAAACGGGGGCAGGACATAGGGGTATGGGCTAGGCAGCCATGAATGAGCCCTTGTGGCCCGTGAGGTTGAGCTTGTCGCGCCAGGACTCAGGCTCCTTGGCCTTCTGCTTGCGCGGGGGCTGGGCGCCGATGGCGAGCTGCACGGCCCAGGCTAGTGCGTCACAGTTGTGGACTAGGACGCCGTTGGCGTAGTAGACGTGGGCGTCATCCACCGTTAAGTTGTAGACGGGCCTTTCGCCTAGCCTTTTTCTGCTGGTTATATCCAGGGTGGTCACGCATCCACTGCTTGTTGCCACACGAGCGCCCGCAGAACTTTGCATCTGAGAAGGGCGATGTAAATTGCACCCCGCAGTAGCCGCAGGTGAGCTCGTGCTCTTTGCGGTGCTCCCAAGCCTTGCGAACGTTGTCAGCGTGCCATGCCAAGCCTTCTGGAGAAGCGTGCCATGCTTTAGTAAGTGGTCTGATCCGTGTGAGGTGCTCGGCCTGCTTTTCGCCTTTGCCCCGTCCTGGGTGGGTAGCTGCGTGGCGCTCTGCAGACAGGCACTCAAGGTTGGAGATGTCGTTGTTGGTCGTGTCGCCGTCCTTGTGGTGGACGTGGTACCCATCGGGCACAGGACCGTGGTGCTTGATCCAAAGGGCGACGTGGTAGAAGCTACCAGACCGCGAGAAATAGTTCCGCAGGTGCTTGCGAGGCGACTGCGGATAGCGGCGATAAATTCTTCCGTCGAGCTCCATGCGCTCGCTGGGGACTGATTCTGTGTATACCCGCACCATGATGTATTGCTCCCGTTAATAGATACAATCTCATGGTATTCTAACTTAGATGTTAGACATAAAGCCCCTAGTGGCACGAATTTCTGCACTGTGGGGGACCAGACAGGATGTCCGTAGGTTCCGGTCAACATGCCCCCATTAGCCAGCCCCAACTCAATTACCTGAGCCGCCTGGCTGGTCATGTCAGCGGCGCTGACTCTGCACGGCCCTTGGGGGGTAGCCACGTACTCGCCTACCTTTACCGCCTCGATCGGCTTCGCAGCCCCGTCAGCCATCGTTATCAGCGTTCCAGCAATCAGACACTGATCGTCGTGGGCGCCGGCGGGGAAGCGCAGCATCTCCAGGCGGCAGGCGTCGTACCACTCGGCGTCGGCGTTGAAGCTGACCCGCCCCTGCTGCATCCGGCCCTGGAGAGGGCGGGCGCGAGCGAGCTTGTCAGTGATAGGTTTGAGAACCTTGATGGAGAGGTACTGCCGCTGCTCGTGCATCCGTTTCTTCAGGAGTGAGTCGATTGCCCGGTAGATTTGACCGTCTTCGAACCCGACGATCTGGGAGGAAGTGTACCACTTCTTACTTAGATGTAAGATGGCGTCGACAATGAAAAGCGCGTCACCAGATTTGAACCGAACGACCTCGGCCACGTGCAGGGTGTCGTCCTCATCCTGAAGGAGCACGGTGCCGACGGTGTAGTCGTTCTGCTTCTTCTCACTGATGGCGAAGTCCCATGCGATGAACACATTCGCCCGGTTGATCGGGGGAGGGACGGCGCGGCGGAACTGCTCCTTGAGGAAGTAGTCACCGTCGTCGGGCACGGGGTTCTGCTGGAACAGGGCTGACCAGTGCCGAGGGCTGAGCGTGCGCTGGATCTGAAGGGTCTTTTCTAGGTTGTACCGCTCAGGGTGGAGGGCTTCGCCTTTGCGGCGATAGAGGATCTTGTCTGGGTGGTCGGGCTCAGTGTCGACGATGAGATCTGTGACTGGATCGAGCCACTCATCGTGCTCGGCAATGGCTGGGTACTTGACAACGACGAACTGGTCAGCATCTGGATTTTTTGCCATTGCCATCTGCAGCCGACCGGCGAGGTCGTCGTCGTGCCACCAGGTCTGCACGCACAGTACGCCTCCACCTGGGGCCAGTCGGGTGTAGGCAGTGGAGCCGTACCAATCCCAGAGCTTCTCGCGGGTATCGGGGGAGTCGGCCTCCTCGGCATTCTTGATCGGATCATCAATGATCAGTACGTGGGCGCCCTTGCCCGTGATGCCCCCGCCCACACCGGCAGCCACGTAGCCACCTCGGGTGCCGTTGAGCGACCACTCTTCAGCGCTCTGGTTGTTGGGGTTCAGCCGGATATCGAAGACGGGGTGGAACACTGGGTCTTCGAGCACTTCCTTCACCTTCTTGCTGAAGGACATGGCCAGGGAGACGTTGTACGAGCAGGCGATGATCTCATGGTCGGGGTTTCGGCCCAGGTGCCAGGCGGGGAAGCTGCGGGAGCACAGCTCACTTTTACCTGAGCGCGGGGGCATAAGTAACATCAGCCGTGGGGATTTCTCATCGACCACGTCCTGGGAGAACTTCTCGAGCCTTCGGCAGATGTCTTTGTGCACCCAGCCGGCCTTGTAACGGGGGTTTATACGCTCTACGAAGGGCAGGAGGCTGCGTCGGGCCAGGATACGGCTGGCGAGCTCTGCCTGGGGGCTTGTAGGCGGTTTTGGAGTCATTTAGAGGGGTTCTGGAGGGGTTGGGCAAGGGTAATCTGCATACAGCGCGTCGAAATCAGCGTCCCAGGGGAGGAAACTGCGCGTCGGGTCGTGCATCGCCCACGTGCCGTGGCACCTGTGGCACCCTACTTTGCGGGCTTCGCAGTTGAACTCCCTGATGATGTAGTGCCTGTGACCCAAGATGCGGCAGATGAGCTCTTTAAACATCGACCACGTCCATCGGGGGGAGTGCTGGGGCGTCTTTTTGGATCACTTCGAGCAGTTCTGCGTCTGAGAGCTGGGTCAGCTGTTGCATCGTGACGTTTCCGGTGACGTCCACTTTGACTTTGTGCTCCACCGGGGCCATGTAGCCGCACATTTTTGCGATTTCTCTCCACCCAGAGACCATGGTCGCGGGCTCGGACATGAGCTTGGCCATCTCGATGGCCTCGAGAAAGCCGTCCATAACCTTCTTGCGGGTCATCTTCGACTCTTCTTCGTACTTGGCTTCGTACTGAGCCTTCAGGCGCAGGACGTTGGGCATGCACACGAGTCGGTAGGCCATGCCTGGCGATGCGAACCCGGCGCGGAGGGCTGCGTTGTTGACTGAGTCACCTTTGGCCCAGTTTTGGACGAAGAGCTTTTGTTTTTCGGTCAGTGGTTTGTCGGGGGAGACCTGGGCGGCAACGGCGCGGGATGAGGTGTCGGGGTAGGAGCGGGCTTGCTCGAGGGCTGGGGCGGTGGAGGCTCCGCGCTTGGTGTTGGCACGGGTGACTGGCTTGGGTGTGGTGTCGACTTGCTTCTTTCCGAAGTCGGCGAATTGGTCGTAGGGTTTGGCTCTTGGCATAGTGCTATCTATTTTAGATGAAGGATGGAATTCTGCTACAAAAATTTCTGCAGAATTTTTGTAGGTATGGTCTCGTGGCACCTATATACACCCCACTCCGAACACCGTCCCCAGTTCGGATTCGTGTTTGACATGCGTGAATAAGGAGTCTCTTCGCTCTATGTCCAAATGCGAAGT